TTAATATGATGAAAAAAATCTGATTTATATTTGTCAGGATTACAATGCCAATAATCTCCATTAAATTCAATAAGAATTTTTTTAGAGAATGAAACAATGTCTCCATAAAATTCTTTATTACCCTCATTCAGCCTTTTCTCTATTTCAAAATTTAATGATGGATATTTGTTATTAACATAATCAAATATTGCTATTTGTGGACGAGTTTTTGTCCTTCTTTTTGCCAAGCTAAAAGCATTTGTTACATTTGGGTAATTAGATCGTAATGTAGCCTTTTGTTTTTGCTTACTTTCATTTGATAATTTCTTACCATAAAAAGGATTTTTATTTCCTTTGAATAATTGACTAAAATAGTCTTTTTCACATTTAAAAGAGCATAATTTCCCTTTACCAGATTTTAACAATCGTGGTGGGACATAAACAAGATTTTCGCAAACAAGATTAAGACACTTTACGTTTTTGCCACACTTAGAATTTACTCTTGTTCGCCACTCATTAAAAGTGCCTTCTTTAATATAAAATTTTGATGCACATGATCTACTACAAAACTTTCTTTCTCCTCTTTCTTTTCTAAAATGATATTCAAATTTATTACAGCACGTAATACATGTCGCTTCTTTTCTTGATGATACTAAACTTTCAGCATATCTTTTTTTTTCTTTTATATTCCCAAAGTTAGTCCTACATTTATCAGAACACAACTTTTGATTATTAACGTTTGGAATAAATTCTAGATTACATAAAATACAACATTTTGTTTTCATCACTATAGATATGTGGTGTTGGAAACAAAGCGTAAATTAAGTGCAGTGTTTTGTGCCTTTAAATTCGCACCAAGTACATGCATCACGATTCTTTAAAGAAATACCTCGTTTTACTGATGTCAACATGTTGCTGACAACTTTTAATGAACGTTTGATTGGAACTTCACCAAGAGAGACGGAGAATAGTTCGCAGTGATCTCCTGGCTTGGCTGCTTTCTTTAGAAGAACAAATCCGCAACGAACATTCTTCATATCTACCTGTGGATTCTTTTGACACCAATAGTTTTTATAGAGTGCAAGCTGGGCTTTCACCATGTCATCTGATCGCTTCTCTCTAAACCATCCCCGCGCTGTAGTTTTGTGATCCAGTATCCAGTAAATAGTTTCGCCTCTTTTTCCTTTTGTTTTTATAATCGCGTCAATAAAACCCTTAAAAGCATGAGGGTGATTCTCTACTGCTTCATATAGTTGATGCTCTGCATCAACGGCTTCCCATTCAGGAAATGTTTCATCAAAAAACTTTGGAACTTCAGAAAGAATAGCTTCAACTTCTTTCTTAGACTTTTCTAGAGATGCAGGACTAAAGTCTGGATTTCCTTCATGTTTAGCCCAGGCTTTTTCCATGTGCTCAAAAGCAATCTCGGGCTTCATCTCTCTCGTTAGAAGATAATGCTCACATGAAGCGTGAACTGCAGTACCAAAGTCTAGAACAGGAGATGGTTTAGAAAGATCGATCTTTTTTATATGAATGAGATTGTGACGGTAGGAACATTCTTTCCAGAGCTTTACTTCTGAAAATGAAACATGCTGTTTACCGGTCGGTAGTACCTCGTAAGAGGGTGTTACTTCTTGCATTTAGGAATAGTAACACCCTCTTATTTGTTAGTTCAACCCTTTGATTTCTTTGAGATTGCTCTGCCTACCAGCTTTTCCCAATCGCGTTGAGGACGAACTTCCATGTTCTTTTGCCATGCTCCATTCATCACCTTCGGATCAATTCCCAAAGTCTTTGCGATTGAGATGAGCGCATTAATATCTTTACAAAAACAGCTTCCGCCGAACCCAAACGCAGGTTCACCAGTGTCGTCAGCCGGCATTGGGCCGGGAACCTTCCAGTGAGAGTTCCCTAATCTCTTATCGAGAGTAGCATACTCAATTACCTTGTCATAATCAATGTTAGCACCAGCATTATCTAGAGCCTGACAGATTTGGTAGAACTCATTTGCGAGAGAGACCTTAACTGCAAGGTGAATATTAGTGACATACTTAACCATCTCTGCGGTCGTGCTTGAAGTCTTAATGATTGGAACGCTTGGAAAAGCTGACTCAAAGACTTGTTTGACCTTATTGATCCACGGACGAGGTCCACCTAGAATAATGCGGTTTTGATTTCGCATATCATCGACTGCATTAGCTTCGGTTAAGAATTCAGGATTAAAGACGACGCGGAGGCCTGTTTCTGAAAATTTCTTGTTCCAATGTTCAGTTGAACCAGGAGGAACAGTAGACTTAACAACCGCAATTCGCTCGCCTGGTACTGTAGCTAACTCTTTCAAGGCGCCTTCGACAATGCTGAGGTCAGCTGATCCATCATCATACATGGGCGTTGGAAGGCACACAAAATAAACATTAGAAAATCCCGGTGTTCCACCATTCTCATTATCATGAATTAATTCTGCAATGGATCCTGGGTAACCTGCAACTGGGTCTCCATGGCTTGGTAGAGATCCTTTTGCATACTTTCCAGCCTTATCATAAGCGTAGACGTCGAGGCCTCGTTCTGAGAAGACAGTCGTAAGTGAACCCCCGACGAAACCTTGTCCTATTACTGCAATCGAATTCTTTTTCATAGATTTAAAATAAAAGAGTAAGTTTGATATGTTCAGCTTATAGTTCAACCCAATCTTCAGCAGACGCAGATTCTGGTCTTATCGGGTTTTTTAACCAATTTCCGTTAGAATCTAGCATTTTTTCAAAACCTATGGGTTTTGCAACAATTTCTATAGAGTTCGGTTTAGATAAATCATAATCAAAAACGTTAATATATTCATAGTACTTCCATCCGGTTGAATCTTTTGCCGGCCAGTATGATCCGTACCTACGGTTTCCTCTAACTCTGCCTTGAGTTCCTCTTACGTCAGTGTATATTGCGATTGCTTGAGGTATGGCAGATAAAGCAGTAACGTATTTTGGAATCTTATCTTCATTGATCATTTTATTGACCTTGTAACGCATCTCATTTTCAGAATCCATTCCTCCTTCATGATTAACGTTTTTTTCATGCCATGGCATGATTTGCTCGATTACTTGTCTACTAAAAATAGCATCAGCAGCAGGGCTGATCCTATCTCTTGATAGGTCTGCAAAGAAATTGTTTTTGCAAAATGTCGGGTGACGGTCTTGGGGAAATTGAACAATCTTATGAGAAGCATGCGTAATTTGACGTTGAGCATCTAGCATAATACTACCGACGATATCAAGATTTTTATCATAAAAATCTACTACATCGTTGAGCCAATCATCTAAAACAAACTGCATGTCACCTTGCAACATACACACGTAATCACCAGTTGCTTTAGAAATAATCGTGTTTAATCCAATTGCAAACTCATTGGCCGGATTTCTTTGTAATTTCTTTATGACAGTTACACCACGAGATTCTAATTCGTCAAGGTATTCAGACGTACCTGGTTCAACTGATGCATTATCAACAACGATTAACTCTTTATTGTCATAATCGCGAGTCGTGTCGATCAAAGATTCTAGACAACTCTTGAGATAAAAGAGCCTGTTGCAATTTATGATGCCAAAAGTTACTTTTTTCATTTTGATGATTCTACAATTTCTTTTAGAATTGTTTTTAAGTCTTTTGTCATTCTCCACGTAGGATAGTCAGAATTAAATTTATCCATGTTAGAAATGTAGCAAATGTGATCTCCAATTCTAGCTGTCTCAGAAAGAGAGTAGTTTAGCGTATGACCCATCTCATCTAGTTCTTTTATTATTTCTAGGATAGATGCGCTGTTTTGCCTACAACCACCTATGTTGTAAACTTCACCAGGGCGAGGGTTTTTTAAGAATTCATGAAATGCTGTGCATACATCATATGAGTGAATCTGATCTCTTACTTGTTTACCCTTGTACCCGTGAATCGTGTAATGTTTATTTTGAACCGCGCATTTCACGATGTAGCTAAGAAATCCATGCAATTCGACGCCGGCGTGCTGGGGACCTGTCAAACACCCTCCACGAAAGATACCGATTGGCATATCGAAATATCTAGCATATTCTTGCGCCAACAAATCTCCCGCCGTCTTTGACACACCAAATAAAGAGTGTGTGGTTTGATCTATGGACATTGACTCATCGATCCCATTCTCATATTCTGAATCTGAATAGTCATATCTTAGTTCTTTTTCAACAAGAGCAAGGCGATTTGGCGTGTCACCATAAACTTTATTCGTACTAACATGTACGAAAGGAGATTTAGGACAATGGTTTCTTGCTGCTTCAAGAATGTTTAATGTTCCAGTTGCGTTCGTATGAAAATCCTTGTGGGGAATTTTTGCAGCTAAATCATGAGACGGTTGCGCGGCCGCATGAACGATGTATGAGGGCTTATGCTTCTCAAAAATGGATGATACTTTTTCAAAGTCTCTGATGTCACAATTTTGATGAATATAAGAATCGAATTTAGATAACTCAACGGCGACAAAGGACGTGTCTCCGCCTGGGCCGAAGAACTCTCTTCTCATGTTATTGTCGATGCCGACGACGATATGACCTAATGCAAGAAAATATCTAGTAACTTCTGAACCGATGAGGCCAGCAGCTCCAGTTACCAGTACGACTTCAGAAGAATTTTTCATCAGAATTTTTCTTTCAAGTGCCAACCGTACTCACCGGCAAGTTGACGAGCTTTATTCCAATCTCGTTTCTTGATGTGATCGATCCAGCATTCTCCGATAACGAAAACTTTACCACCATTCTCTTTGAAGCGTAAAATCTCCATTTCTTGACCTCCCCACTTACCGCAATCACCTGCGTACTTGTGGATGTATGCCTTATCAAATTTTTCAAATTCAGCGAACAAATCTCCGTCTGGATATCTGAACTTTTCATAAAAGTTTCTAGTAAAACCGAAAAAGAAACCGCTGATGAAACCTTCCCATCCTTGTCCTAAAATCTCTCTTGATCTAGACGGATCAACACGGGAAGAACCCTGTATCTTCTCAAACGGACCATTCACACCGTTTGTTAGCGGACCATAAATCGTGATTCCGGAATCTGCGTGATCGTTTATTTTTTCAATGAATGAATTGATAGATTCATTGAACACAAGATCATCATTAGAATTGAGTATAATGTCACAACCTAAATCATAGGCTTGTTTTATTCCTAAATTCCAAGCGCCTGTCAAACCTTTCTTCCATTGATCTTCGACATAATGATAGCTGGTCGTCAAATGTTTTAATTGTAGATCAGCGTCTGTCAATCTGGAATCTGACTGATTATCTACAATGATAACTTGGTTATCAAACTTGCAATGTTCTTTAAAGCTTAGATACGCATTTAGTAACAAGTCTCTACCATATGGTCTAATTTTGCTCGAACTATGGTTTGTGATGACCAATCCTATTTTCATTTTCATACCTTGTTGATGTTGCCATCGACTATCCCAGACGAGTTAAAAGTGACAGCTGGTATTGAAGGCGCTTTTTTTGGTTGCACGTCTGACGGTGGCTTTTCATTACATAATTCTATCAAAGACGGGTGATGTACACTGATTTCGACGGTTTCTGCGTTGGTTCCGCCGAACCACCACTGCATTTCACTAAAAGTGCACTTTGAAGTTATGTATAGCTGCTTCATCATACCGCCGAGATACAAATCGATCAAGGCATCTTGAAGACCTTCCTTACAAGTATAGTCTCCGAACTCAGTTCGCTTAGGTGTAACAAAGATTCGGTCACCGTATTTCTCTTTTAAGATTTTTACAGTTTCTTCATGATCTGCTGTCAAAAATATCTTTTCGTTTTTTATTTGCTTTTCAATTACTTCAAACACTTTTTCAATCTTAAATCTCTTACCTCTTTGATGATATTCAAGAGGAAATGACATGTAAGTTCTTAAACTTAACGTACAAGAGTTGACTGGTATTTGCGACTTGTATTCTGTAATCTTGTTTCTGACATACTCTACTGGGATTAAGCTTTCAACCAAATTCTTCATCTCTAAAAAGTAGATCGAAGTTTTTATGCTAGGTTTTAAGTAAGCTTCTTCTAGGCTTATGAAGTTACCGTTGTTGTAATGTTTTAGTTTAGCATTTCTTCCGTAATATCGATGCTCTTCTGTCGGAACTTTGTTGATAATTTCGAACTTGTTTTCCCACAGATCATTGAATTCGCACCAAACTCCACCGTCAATTTGGTATGATGTCGTCGCAGGCCACATCAACAGGATGTCATCTGGTTTGGTTATCGTCATGCAAGTCAACAACGTCTTTATTCTATTGCCTATGCCGCCTGCCGCGTTGCAGACTAACTTCATAATTCTTTCACCATTTGTATGCTGTTGGTAAGTTTATTTGTGCCACTCTGCTGTACGTCTGTAATTGACAACGTTTGAAACCCTAACCTTTTATAGAGATTAAACGCTACTTCATTGAAACTTAAAACGCTTAAAAAAACCGTTTTAACATTTAGCTTTTTCAATTTTTCAAACAGTTCAAAATAAGCGGCCTTCATCAATCCTTTACCACGATAATCCTTGTGTAGATCTCCGCCCACCCAACAAGAATCTTGTTGCCATTCAGAGGTTCTGAAGTATCCTATTCGAATTCCATCATTCTCTATCGCGTAGAATCGCGGATTGGTTCTTTTGAACCAATCCCTACATCCTTCTAAAGAAAATTCAGTTGCATTGTGTAAAAAATGTCTACATTCATTTCTAACTTCGACAAGAAACTCTAAATCGTTTTCTACTAAATCCCTGATGGTGATCGTCATATCACCATCCTTTCTTGATGCAATCGATGATGTATTCCCGTTGTTCTTCCGCGACCCACCAGCCGACTGGGATTGATATCAATTTTTGTTCCACTTTATCTAAAGTCGGTAAGAACGTCTTGAATTCAGATACGCATGTGTGTGTATCGTTTCGAGCATGCACTTGAGAAACCATCACGTTTTTCTCAGCCATGTACTTCATAAAATCAGACTTTCTATCAACTAACATGCTGTAGATCCAAAATGAAGAATCAAATCCAGGTTCTCTAGACAATAGTGATATGCCGTCTTGATTTGCTAACGTCTGATCATAAAATGCAGCATTTTCTTTATGTTTTCTTATGACTTCATCAACCTTCTTAAGGTTTTCAATTCCTATCGTCGCGCAAACATCATTCATGTGAAATTTGAATCCCCATTCTTTAATGTCTGCTTCACATCTAAAGTCTTTTCTATTTGAATTTCTATCAATTCCGTACCAACGAATTAGCTTACCTCTGTCATACAGCTTTTGATTAGGGCAAACCAGTAGACCACCATCAACTGTCGTTAGATGTTTAATGGCTTGGAAACTAAAAGTACAAATGTTTCCATGAGATCCAATTGGTTCTTTTTTGTATGTCGATCCAAATGCATGAGCACAGTCTTCAATGATCATAGGCTCAAACCCATACAAACCTTTTGTCTCACGCTGGATTTTCTTTAGTTCATCGAGATCATTTGGATAACCGCCCCAATGAACTACCATGATCACCTTGGTCTTTGAAGTAATTTTTCTACGTAAATCGTTTAAATCTAAGTTCAACGTCTTTGGATCGACGTCAACCCATTTGATCTTTAAGTTATTTGCGGGAATTGGCCAGTTGGTTGCTGTACAAGTCAATGCTGTCGTTAAGACTTCATCACCTTCTTGTAAACCGGGCCAATGAGAATCCTTATCAGGAGCTTTCAACAAGTGAAGTGCCATGTGTTCTGCCGACGTGGCAGCATTCACCGTCAGCGCATAGTCTTTTTGTAATCTCTTCTTTAATAACGATTCAAACTCTTCGACCTTAGGCCCTTGTCCGATGTATCCTGATTTTAGAGTTTCTGCGGCCGCTGCGGGAGCCGTATCTGACATGTACACTTTAAAGAGAGGTATCGTTTCCATGTTTATTCATTCGCTTTCTTTGTTTGTTCTTCGACCCATGCATAGGTTTTTTCTATGCCTTGTCGTAGCGTTAGCGACGGTTTCCATCCTAACTTTTCTTCTATCAATCTGTTGTCAGAGTTTCTGCCCATGACGCCAGCAGGACCTTCGACATTTTTTATCTTTAAATCTTTTAAAGAAACTTCAATAATCATTTTTGCAAATTCATTAATTGAAATCATTTCCTCGGAACCGATGTTTACAGGACCTTCGAACGAAGAGTCCATCAATCTTCTGATACCTTCAACACATTCATCAACATATAAAAAAGATCTAGTTTGTTTTCCGGGACCCCATACTTCTATCACATCTCCATCTTTTGCTTCCGCTGCTTTTCTACAAAGCGCGGCAGGGGCTTTCTCTTTGCCACCTCTCCATGTACCTTCTGGTCCAAATATGTTGTGAAATCTTGCAACTCTAACTTTTAATCCGTAGTTTCTTGCAAATGAAAAATACAAACGTTCGCTAAACAACTTTTCCCATCCATACTCGCTATCTGGTTCCGCAGGATATGCTGAGCTTTCGCTGCACAACGGATTTTCTGGATCTTCTTGATTATAGGCTGGATAGATGCACGCTGAAGATGAATAGAATATCTTCGGAGGTTGCTTGAACTTGGTTGCGGCGTGAGAAACGTTTAAGTTTATTGTTGCAGAATTATGCATCACATCCGCGTCATGCTCACCTGTAAAAATGTATCCTGCTCCTCCCATGTCAGCGGCAAGTTGATACACTTCATCGAATCCTTTGTCCCATGCTGAATTAAGATGCATCATTGTTGACACGGCGTGTGATTCCCTTAGATCAGCTATGACAAAATCATCAGCATGAGTTTCGCAAAATTCAGGAAGCTTTAGGTCTACGCCTCTGACCCAATACCCTTCCGATTTAAGACGCTTGACTAGATGAGATCCAATAAAGCCGCCTGCACCACAAACTAAAGCTTTCTTCATATAGCCTTTTTTTCAACAATAACATTATAATCGTAGAAATACAAGTAATCAATGTTAGTATTCAAAAAACAATTTATTGCATGCTCAGGAGTTTCACATATAGGTTCTCTATCATTAAAGCTGGTGTTTAAAACCATAGGAACGCCTGAATATTCATGCCATTTTTTGATAAAATTGTAATACCACGGATTTAGATCATGAGTAACAGTTTGTAATCTACCTGAACCGTCAACATGGACGACGCCTGGTACTCTTGACTCTGAACCTGGTTTAAATTGTATTATTTTGTCCATGTAAGGACTGCTGATATCTTTTTCAAACCATTCTGCTACATGTTCTCTTAGAATTGAAGGAGCAAAAGGTCTAAACCATGCTCTGTGTTTTACTTTTTGATTAATTACGTTTTTGATGTTATGATTTCGTGGATCAGCTAAAATGCTTCTACAACCAAGAGCTCTTCTACCAGACTCTGACCCTCCGCCAAATATTGCAATAACTTTTTCATTTGCTAAATGATGAATAACTTCTTCATCATCACAAATCTTATAAGAAATTTTATTAGAAACTTTCTCAATATCAGATAAAACCCTATCTTTTGAAAAGGTTTGCCCTAAATAAGGAGATAAAATTTCTTTTATTCTGGGGTTGTCTAACATATGATGCCAAACATACTGGCATGCGCCAATAGTCAAACCTCCATCATAAGGTGTAGGTGTAACATAGATGTTATCAATGTACTTTGAAAATCTATCATACATCTTACCTACTGCAACAGTATTAAGTGCTACTCCTCCAGATAGACACAGATTTCTAGAGTTAGATTTTGCAAGATAAGTCTCCATAGTTTCAAACAAAATTTGTTCAGTTGCCATCTGTAATCCGCCTGCAACATCGAATGAATCTTGTTCTGATTGATTGGAAATTTGCTTTAGTTTTAGTATATTATTTCTTGAAGTTTCTTTATGCTTTTCAAAATTTACAAGCAAAGGTATAAGCATTGAAGCATATTCTTTTGCTTTTTCTGAATTAGCAAAAGAAGCCATGGCCATTACTGTTCCTGCTTGAGAACCTCTAGGGTATCCTGTACTTAAACCAAAAACGTTCTTCACACAAAGATCCCAACACATTCCTATGTTGAGTTTATGTTGGTCTTTCTTTGCTTCTTCAATAGGAGTTATTTTATTTTTTTTTCCTTCATATACAAAAAATGATCCGCAACGTTGAGGATCATCATTTGATGGTTCATGTCCCCCACCATCTATTGTAAAAATTATTGCATCATCATATGTGCTAGAAAAGAAAGTATTAGCGGCGTGACTAGTATGATGAGGGACAAAGATAACTTTTCTACCTTTTTTTTCGCTTAATAATTCGACTTTATTAATGCATTCTCTAAATGCATCATCTGAAACTCCTTTTGGACAATGCTTTTCAGTAGGTGGATTTCCGTAACAACCAAACCTATGACGAGAAATTGATGGTTGACTAACTGTCACCCAGTAATCGATTGATTCAATTATGTCATTATGATCTTCAAATACATATTCTAACGTATTTGACATGGTTTCCTTCATCCGATTGTATCGTTCAATTTCTGCATGAATCAATACCTTACCATCTTTCATAATGCAATAAGAAGCATCATGTGAAGGCCACCAAGAACATATTAAAGTCATATATTTTTACCTAGTTCCACGAACACCGATATCAATTTTATACTCATTAAGCATGTTGGTTAATCTATCTCCGTGATGAGACACGTTCCACTTACCTTTTCCAACAGCGGTACAAATGTAAGGCCAAATTTCAGGTTCCCAATGGTATTTTCCAGTCTTGGGAGAACCTCCGTAATAATAAGAACCTTTTGTTTTTATTTCTCTCATCCCTTTATCCCACTCACGAGATTCTAACCACATTTGAGATTTCACATGTTCATATAGTTTAATGAAGTCTTTCTTTTTCCACAATGTAGATTGCATCATAAATGCAAATGAATCTGGATCTAACACATGTGCGTCATAGATGTTGTCATCTAACTTAATATCATCAAATGATTTCATTTTTAGTTCGGGTCTGTGAATTGCGCCTTCTAACATTACCTTTAATAATCTAACAAAACTATAATCTGAAGATTCTAAAAAGTTTTTGCATCTCTTAACTTCGTTATAGTTTACCTGATTATCAAGAAAAAAATCTTCTTGTTGATAAATTAGATAGTTTTCTTTTACGGAATCTAGGGATTTAGTCCATTGGACATAATAAGGGTCTGAATCATTATACAGAATAATTTGATGATTCCCTACGTCAAATTTTGGATATTCATTTGTTAAAACATAACTTTTAATTTGAGATGCAAACTTATCAAGTTGTTTTAAATGGATGTTTAAAACATCATGACATTTTGAGTTTGTATATGTTATAACGCTAATATCTTCTAATAGATTTGACATATGTTTTTATCACTTGACTTTCTTTAAAAATTCAGCTGCATCGATACATCCTTGCTTGGTTTTTGCATAACAGTGATGATCAAAAAATTCTTCAGAAGTCATAACTGGAATTTTCGTTTTATGCAAAATCCAGCTATATCCTGTTTGTTCGCAACAAGCAAAAATTTTTGATTTATAACTTGGGTTTTCAGGAAAATGTATTACGCTTGATACGTCAACTTTCGACATTTCAATTCCTATGTCGAAAGACTCTTGAACGTACTTTAGATAATTTTTTGAAAAACCTAGAACCCCGATGTTGTATCCGAAGAAGTTATCTGTTCCGACGGTTTTTTCACAAACGTATCTTTCACTCCAGTAATAGCGACCTTCTGAAACGTTTCTTTCTTTTCTCCACAAGATAGCTCCATCAAAGTCTTTGATTAAACCATCAATGTTTTTCTTACATGTCAAATCATTGTCTAGTTTTAGAAAATCTTCATCGTTCTTTTGGCATTCTTTTGCATGTTCTAACGAATGCATCATAGCTGGAAAGAAGCAATATTCGTGCTGCTTCCATTCTTGTAACTTATTTGACCAGTCTACTAAACTTAGATTTGAAGTTGAAACATCATATTGATTGATATGTTTAAACAACCCATCAACATCATCGGTGTTAACAATGTATTCTTTTTCAGGATTGTGATGTAAAAAAGTTGCAATCGAAGCCGCAGAGTATGATTGAATATAATTCTTATCTCTGTACCCGCCGTGGCTCCATACTCGACCACTAGATTTCATTCTATCAAGATCATAAGAAAAAACTAAACTTACAACTCTCATTTTGGCTCCTTTATGAGATGAGAAAATTTTTCTTTGTTGTTTAATAAATGTCGAGGGAAAGATTGGTCAAGTTGAATGTATGTTTGTCTTGGCTTATCATGTCTTTCAAATAAATCCATTCCTGATTCAATGACCTTGTTAAGTCTATTTCTATCTTTTACTGCTTCATTGTCAAATTCAGCATGAGAAAAACTTTCTATCTTCAATGCGATTGAATCTGCGCCGCCGATGTACGAAAAGTGCCAACCTCCATCGTTTATAACGTTTTTGTTGCTTGCTTTAGTGTTTCTCATGTTCTGTGCTCCAGGGTATCGCTTATATAAACACGCTGTCGTTCCCCACCAAGGTTCCGTAACGCTACCTTTCATGCACAGCCCATTGATATAGTAATAGTAAAGCTTTTGTTTAAACGACACGATTGAGTTTTCATCTCTCAGTAATATCTCATTTGTTTGCATAACAGATTCAGGACGTGGTATTTCATCGACGTCAGACAGCAAAATCAAGTCATCATCAGAGCAAGAAACAAGACCTCTAGAAGCACAGTCACGTTGAAACCATTCTATGTCATGTCTATTGTGAAACGTACCCATTCGGCCCGGGCGCGCCGGAATGTTAGGAGTATCATCTACTTTTATGTGCACGATTTTGTGTAAAAAATCTTTAAACCTGTCTTTTGATTCTTCAAAATAGTAAGGTTTCTTTTTGCTAGAATGAGTCAGCGAAGATTCTACTAGAACAAATTTATCAACAACATCATTTAATTCGTTTAGACGTATTTCAAGCAAATCTAGCTCATTAAAAAACAAAAAGCAATCATAAACAGCCATGTCAATTCACCTTCATTTTTTTGTATTCTTCAAACATCTCATCAACAGATATTTTTATACTATTCTCTTTTTCGGCGCAAATTTCTAATCCCCTTGCTGATCGAATGACTGGGGTTGTTTTTAACATTCCTCCGTCGAGGACTCCTGTTTTCACTGAAAATTTTTCAAATTCATTTGTAGCCCAAGCCTCGAATCCTTGTAAGACGTTGCTAGTTTGACCTTGAGTTTCAATAACTTTTTCAAAAAAGCTTCTTCGCCACACACAAGGTCTTGAAGTATAATGCCAGTTATTTTTGTAAAATGAATGTTCTCCAAATTGAAAAGGACCTTCCCAAATTAAAGATTTTCCAGTTATTGAATTGTAATGTCTAATCGAATCAGGGTTAATAGACTTTGGAGTTATATCTGAATCATATTTTGATTTATTTTTAAAATCATACGATGGTAATCTTACACAAGATACATCTTGATGTTGTTCCAAAAATTCTATTACGTCATTTATAGCATTATCATACATGATAAAATCATCATATAAAAAGCAAACGTAATCGGCATCAATATCTTTTGCATACCACAACGTGGTGTAGAATAAAGCAACATCAAAATAATTTTTTTGATAATGAAAATGTTTTGAAAATAATCCTGAAGATTTAATGTTTTTTCTAACTTCGTCGATGGAAGAATTATCAATTGATACTATTTCGATATTGTTCGATCTTAATAAGTTTAATGACTCTACACTATCGCGAAAATCTAGCAATCTATTATTTGAATTTTTAACAGTTATGTATGTCAAGTATCCAACGACTGTTTTTTTCATCATCGACCTCTTAACATCTTATCAATTAAGTTCAAATAACTTTTAATACATCTAGAAAAAGATAATTGATCATAATCAATGTTTGACGCAAGTTCATGATAATTGTTGATTACTGTGTCTATTACGTTTATTAATTGATCATTTGAAAGAAATGATACACCATGCTTTTTACATCCTTCTACAATTCCTCCGCCTTCTTCATGATAAATGACGGGTAGTCCTGACGAAGCTCCTTCAATGTGATGCATTCCGCAAGGTTCCCATCTAGAAGCGGTAATATAAACATCATTTTTTCTTAACTCATCTCCAAGTTCTTTACCGTACAAAGGATCGATAATCGTAGATGCAATAGGAGAATATTCTTTTGCATAACGGCCGATGTACGTGAATTTATATTTTTCAGGGTGTTCTTGGCATAACTTATCAAGATGTTTATAAACATCAAATCCTTTCATCCAGTTGTCACTCCAGTGATGCGTAACAATTTTGATAGGATATTGGACGGTTTTATTTTTATGATTTTTTTCAGGATAAAAGTGTGATGAATTACACCCATTATAAATTACACTACTGTGATTACTGAAACCTTTAGTAATGAAGTAGCTTTGTAACCACTCGCTGATAAAAACTGTTTCATCTGCAACTACATTAGATGCTAAGAGAAGTCTGTCAATTTCATTTGTATTTTTTCTTGCATCACATTCATTTATTCTATGAAGAATTTTAACGTTTTTATTTTTTTGCTTATAAGAAAAAATTTCGTTGATTGAAATTTTTAAATCGTCGTAACGAGGATCTATCATAACGATTAGATCAATATCATTGTCATTTAATGACTCTACGATCTCGTGACCAGCAAAAGATAAATTTTCGTACAGAGATTTAACGAAATTATTTCCACCGCCCCAAGGACCTTGAACGACTTTTCTGTTTATTAATATTTTAGCCATGCTCAAGATTTTCTACTAAGAACTATCGAATATTCAGGGAAGTAAAGATAATCTATTCTAGTTCCTAAAAAGCATCTAATAGAATGAGAAGCGTCTTCGCAGATTGGTTCTCTATCATTAAAACTAGTATTCAAAATGATTGGTACTCCTGATTTTTGCTTCCATTTTGTCAAGAAATCATAATACCACTCGTTGTCTTCTTTTCTAACTGTTTGTAAGCGAGCAGTTCCATCTTGATGGACGACTGCTGGCACTAAGTGTTTCTTTTTTTCCTTGAATTTCAGCACAAATTGCATGTAAGGACTTTCCTGATAATCGTCAAACCACTCCGTAGCATCTTGCTCTAGGATAGATGGAGCAAATGGCCTAAACCATTTTCTATGCTTTACTTTTTCGTTGATTATGTCTTTCATATTAGATCTACGAGGATCTGCAAGAATGCTTCTATTTCCTAAAGCTCTCCTACCAGATTCACTCTTACCGTTAAATACAGCAACGATATTACCATCGTTTAAATAATCAACTATTTGTTCTACGTTACAAGGGGTTATATCGACTGGATAGCTTTTGACGACTTTATCAAAGTGATCCTTGTTCCATGTTTCACCAAGATACGGGGTGAAATTATGATTCCATTCAATTCTTGGGTTATTCAAAACTTCATGCCAGACGATCTGCGCTGCTCCAATAGCAAGACCACCGTCATATGGAACTGGTGGGATATAAACGTTTTCTATAACCCCTGGAAACCAGGACTTAATTTTGCCCATTGCGACTGAATTTAAAGAAACCCCACCAGAAATGCAAACATTTTTAGTTTTTACAGGACTTTTATCTAAAGCAAATTGAATGATTTGTTTTAGTAATTCTTCTGTAGCTAATTGTAATCCAGCTGCAAGATCGAACTTATCTTGTTCTGATTTTCTTGCAATTGCTGCCCACGGTTCAAGATATGGATGCGTTGGATCTGAATCTGAAGTTGCACCAGGAGGTTGATTATGGGGCTTTACGCTAGAAGCAATAATATCGGTTGTTAACATTTTCAAAAAATCTTTAAAGTACTTTTGAGGATCACCAAATGCAGCCATAGCCATGACTGTTCCTTCTTCACCCCCAAGTGGCCATCCATTTTGAAGCTTGAAGACATATCGAGTAATTCTTGTCCAAACTCCTCCAATATTAACTTCATATGGTTTAAAAGACTTCAATTGTTTCATTGAACAATCTTTTCCATACCAGATTGTGCATGCTGTTTCTCCTCCATTTTCATCTTCTACGCCACCACCATCTATAGTCAAAACTAAAGATTCATTTAAATTGCTTGAATAGAAAGCGTTAGCAGCATGGGCTCTATGATGAGAGAAAAAATGAAACTTTCCTCCATTTTCAGAAGCAATTTTTTCTGCAGCTGAAAAAGATTCTTCATATTGCTTCGTTTTCTTTAATGGATGAACTGAAGCAAAATGTGATACTTGTTTGGATTCTGATCTTACACGATCAAACATGAACTTAATAGCATCTCCTGGTGGAGATTTTTCTCTATTGTACCTTTCAAGTTCTGCATGAATAGTTGGCTTTCCATCTTCTAAAATACAAAAAGAACAATCATGCCCAGGCCAAATACCAGCTATCTTCATTATGAACTAACCTCTTTAAATGCTAATATTACAACATTTATTATTTTAGTTCACAATGATAGTATCAATTCTCTGTACTTTTGATAACCGTTTGGTAATTTCCAGTCTTCAACGTTTGGAACATTTGGAATTGCTAACGTGACGTTATCATTTATAGATTCTTGTGGTAATACTTGTTCAGCAATTCCAACGTTTCTTGAAACAACTGGTACGTTTATTAACCCACATTCAATTAACGACTGCGGACCGCCTTCACATCTTGCAGTAACTGGATACAAGTCTAGAGTTTGGTAAAGATCATTTATTATTTCACGTGCTGGTCTTTCAAAGTAGCTATAAGGAATTTTAGCTAAATTGAGTCGATTGATGATGTATTGTCTTCTCCACCCAGCTAAAACTACATGAATTTTTTTATTTGTAGACCACCACTTTTCTATAGCGTCAGCTAGAAGATCTGGTCCTTTTTCAAGTTTTGGAGAAATCAGATCACTTCCTTCAGTGTCCCTTTGGAAAGAACCTATTAAGAAAGAAGATTCTGGAAGATTATATTTTTTTCTTAAATCTAACTTATCTGCAGTTTGATGCCAGATTTTTTGATTTGCCCAGTACTTTACTAAATGAATCGGCTTTTCAGTAAAGTTCTTTATGAACTCTGCAGTTTGTTGATTATAGACATGATACGCAGTTGTGAATTTATCTCGCAGTAAAAAATTTTTGATGTCTTGATCTTTAAATTTTTCAGGAACAATGTGATGAACAGAAGTTAATACTTTTTTATTAGTTAACCACCCAGTTCTTGCAAGTTGATCCCATGCCCAATCAGCAAGTAACCATACAACATCAGCATCTTTTGGATGCATGACGCTAATATCAGAATTGTCTTGATTCCATTCATTAACAAATCGGTCGACGATCCAATCTTCTGAAGGCGGAAGAACGTAAACTTTATTCATTCAAAAGCTTTCTAAAAAACAAACATAATCTTTTATTGTTCTACCCATCGAAACATCAAAGCAATTAGATAGTTTATCCTTAGCAGGAAGTTTACGAGTTATTTGATTTATTTCCAAAATTGGAGGTCTATCATAATCTACTAACTCAAAATTATATTCAATATTTTCTTTTAAAATAATTCCATAACCCTGAACAAGCTCTTTTGTTCCGCCTTGTTCAGAACATATCACAGGAGTTCCTTGTGACAATGCCTCGACGACCGTATTTGGACAATGATCTAACCATGCCGTATGTAACATCCAATTAGATGCAGAAAATATTTCTAGACAAACCTCATGAGGTTGAGAACCTGCGTAGAAGATATGTGGATCTGCAACCTTAGTAGGATTTGATCCAAGCACGATTAAAGCAGCAGAAGAATAAAAACTTCTCAAATGTTTATATAGTTCAACATTGGTCATCAATCTCTTTTGTGGATGCCAATTTGCAGAACATACAAATAACATTTCGTACTGTTGCCTTATTTGTTCTAATACTGATATTTGAAATTTCTTTATTTCAGGAGCGTTGATACCGTTTCTAATGACCATACCAGACTTGGGATTGCCCCACCACTTTGTTGTCATTCCTTTATCAAATTCAGATTGCCAAATTACTCCATCTGCATTTTCATACATCTGCTTAATTGCAGAATTTTTTGTCTCAAATTCAGATGGAGAAAACCAGATACCATCTAACCTTTGAATGACCTTGTTCGCAAGGGGACGACCTGTTGGTTCAATAAAAACTATAGAAACATCAGCATTTCTACCATCATACAACTCGACTTCATGTCCTGTTTCTATGAGACCCATTGCCAAACGTTTAGCAAAAGAGTTGGGTCCAGATGTTGAATCCATGTTGACATTGTCGAGATGTATTTTCATGATCTTCGCTTGACTTCAGAGATGAAAGGAACTGCAAATGGAGTCTTATTGAACATCATTGCCATCAGAGCAATTTCTTTTGTTTCAATGTTAGAAAGGCTTGCACGTTGTGTAAAGATGTTTGGGTCTAGTTCCTGTCCACCGTTGATTGTTACTGCATCATAGTACATCTGAGAAATGAAATTTACAGACTCGTTTGTCAGAGGAACTGAAGATTCTTTTACAATCTCAGAAAGCGAAAAAAAAATGTCCTGGTAGATTTCTGAACAAACTGAAGAGTTCAGCTTTTCTCCCTGTCTCTTTGCTAGTCTATCAGTTAGTAACTTTGAAATTGATTCATGTAGAGCTTCACCTTGCATCATTTGATGTATCCTCTTTCTCTTAAAAATTCAGCTTCATTTCTTTGAAAATGCGCATCATCTGACATATAAGTCTCTGGGACATCTTCTATGGTATAATGGTACATTACTCTTGGCAAAAAGAATCTTTTATGAGTGTTGTGCAGTGCTGGAAGATATATTGCTTGATCACCAGCTCTACGAATGTAGTTTCTGTCTGAACCTCTATAGTTTTCATCATTGACATCATTTAAAAGTCTTTTTCGGAATGTCTTTAAGTGACTTGAAACCCATGGATGTTTGTAAGGGTCTGCTTTTACATCCATTGGACCACTGATGTTATTATCACTAAAACCCCAACGATGTGCTGTCCAAAGAATTTCGCACCCAGTCTGTTGATATCCAGCATCAATGATTGTAAGGGCGTCTGAGTCTGTCAACCAGTCATCAGCGTCAATCCTACAGACAATATCATCGTCTTTGCACAATGATATTCCATTAAGAACATTTGCAACTTCCCACTTCTTTTCTAGATTCCAAACATTAACGATCTTGTCTTCGTATTTCCCGTCTAGAATTCTTTTGAAGTCATTACAAATCTTCATTGATGACTTAACGTGTTTTTCTGAGGAAACGTCATCAATTAGTATCAGTTTCCAGTTTTGGTATGATTGTCCACATATTGAATGTAACATTCGTGGAAGCGTTTCCGATGCATTGAACATCGGAGCAACAAAGACAAATCTATTGTGTTCTATTATCGACATTTTGTTACCATCATCTGATTTGCTAATTTGTAAGATTCATGAGTACCTGCATCTATCCATCCGCATCCTACGTCGTTAAAGGTACCTTTTCTATTTTTCACCATAAATGAGTTGATGTCACTGACCTCATACTCTCCTCGAGCTGATGGTTTTAGTGCGTCAATAATATCAAATGCTTCGTAGGTGTAACAATACAATCCCACGATTGCTTCATCACAGCTCGGGGTTTTTGGTTTTTCTACAACGTCAACAATTTTTCCGTCTTTATAAACGGGAATTCCAAACCTTTCTGGATCTGGTACTTTCTTTGTAAATAGTGCATAATCATCGTTTGAAGTCTGGAATTTCTTTATTGACTTAGAAACGTTTGTGTTGTTTTCAAAGATGTTGTCCCCAAGAACGACTGCAAATCTTTCTCCTCCAACAAATCCTTGACAAAGTTTTATTGCTGAAGCAATACCATTTGCAACTTCTTGTATGCAATAATAGATTGAGCAGCCATAGTTTTCACCAGTTCCAAAAAGCGAAGCAAATTGTGCAATGTGCTCCGGCCTAGTGATGAGACAAATATCTTTTATTCCTGATGAAACCAACAATTCAATTGAATATTGAATCATGGGTTTTTCACCTACTGGTAGGAGTGTTTTACTTGTGAATTTTGTAAGAGGCTGTAACCTGCTGCTTATGCCGCCGGTGAGAACGATTCCCTTCATTTCACTTCATCCTATTCAACATGATCTTTGGTTGAGACCTATCGATTGTAAGGTGGGGAGTTGTAGTTGTACCATCCCATTTTCGATGCCAAATCCATCCACCCAAATTTGACTTGAACTCAGCGGCTCGTGTCTTGATCATGTCATCTGTGACTTGAGACCATGGAACATCAAACATCATGTTAGATTGTGAGGTATCTTCATACGTCTTACCTGAAAGAGATTCCCAATGTCGTGTCCAGTAATCACGATACAACCTCATCTTTCTTTCTAGGTCATACCAGCTATAATGAAAGACTCCAGGAAGATTTTCAATTACAGTATTGAACCATTTGTTGTAATCGTTAAGAGCAGTTTCATTTCCGATCATTGCTGATCTTCTAGCGTTGTCGGCTTCAGGAGAATAGAAGCTGACGTGATTGATTCTTTCGCCTGTAACGGCATCAATCATATCACAGCCGTCTGTTCCTTCAGCGGCACATAGATTTCCTTGATCATCAAACTTTCGAAGATCTGCGGGAATTCCATGGGTGATGTTTGATTTGTTTCTGCTCAACCTCCATTTCCACGGCATGATATCTGCACGGACTTTTTCAGGTCCGCCCCAATATTCGATGACTGGAAGTGAGATGAGATCTACTCCATTTGGAAACTTTGAACAGAGGTCAATGACTCTTTGAGCATCATCTTCATGAACAATTTCATCAGAATCCATTTGCCAGCAGAAAGTAGATTTACACATTGCTCGAGCCGCGGCCTTTTGCATTCCGTCAAACACCGCGAATCGTGGGTGATTCCAATCTCTTTTGATGACCCTCAACAAGATCTTTTCATCAGGAGATGCCACGGTCTCTCCCTTTTCAAGAGATGACATGATAGAATCATTCGGTTCAAGGTTCATGAGATTCAATAACCGTTGAATCGTTCCGTCAGTTGATCCGCCATCAACAACACATACTTCATTACTGAACTGAAGCATTGATTGGATGCATTCCTCGAAAGGATATTCTTGTTTGATGCAATTATAGACTGTCGTGTATCCGCTTATTGAAGGCTTATAGTTCATCATGTTTTTCACACCGTTCCAGAACAAACCCGGAGCGGCATAGAGGTATTCCTCAATCGATGTTATGTCCGTGGTGTCAAACCAGTCTTCTTTCCCATGTTGAACGTAGTCATTGAGGTGAAGTTGGCATCCAAGCAGTTTTGCTTCGATCACCATCCTTGGACAAGTATCTGCTCCGGCAGGGAGGTAAACAAATCCTTCTGCCACTGAAAATTTGGCCAACATTTCTTGGTATGGGATGTTCCATACAACTTCGTATTCCTTGTCGTTGTCTTCACACCACTTTTTGGCATCACCCGCTCCCTTAACCCAAGATTCAGAACCAAGGACGACCCAACCCTTTCGTTGGACAACATCCTTCTTGACCTGCTCTCGAAGGAGCTTGATGGTCCCTAGAGTATTTTTTGAAAATACGCTTGATAAAACCACATTATCTTTTTCCGATAAAAATGGGAACAACGTGAGGTACTTCTCTTTTTGTGCCTCTGACATCCACCACAGACCCTTTGATCCGTAGTAGAAAGCAGAAATTAATTTTCCGTTCATTTGTTCTGGACAATCGCAAGTCTTTCCGGTTGCAGAAGCATGTTTTTCTGGGGATCTATATCGACAGAATTTGTAATCATACTCAAGCACTGTATACTTCAGGTTTCCGATGATTGTAGGAATGAGTTCTGGATTCATTTGTGCAAAGTTTCCAAAGACCCAGAACTTATCAACACCATCTTTTAAGAGACTTATGTTCAGATCCCTGGATAGAATTTTAACATAGGGTAGAGGACATTCATCAATCAGGGCTTGGGTTGTTAACTCAGCTCCTCCAACGTAGTGTTCTGCAAAAAGATCCGCAACAAAAACCACTTTAACATCTACTGGAATGCTTATTTTTTGTTGTTGCGTGCTAAAAATACTTTCATTAAAGTTAGTCAATTAGTCCTCTAATTCTTAAGTTAAAGAATATTTAAATCTTAGTTAGATTAATTCTTAATAAGATCTAATCTGTTATTATTTCTAGTATTCTAGATTGTTATATTAGCTACAGCTGGTGAGGATGTATATGCCTAAGAAGCTATCAACGGAAAAAAATGTTTCTTCAACGAAGTCAGCTAGGCGTATGAGGGTCTCTGAAGATGAAGTGACAGTGTCTCCAAAAGACTTAAATCCGCTTTCTCAAAAGGCATTGCAAACCATTGAAAACAACTATCGCCAGATCCTTGAAATGCAAGATAGAATTCTATCAGCTCCAGCTATGAATGGTGGGTTTACAACTTTGCTCTTTAAAGTTGAAAATATTGAGAATTCTCAAAGTCAGCTAGTCGAAAAAGTTGATCAAATTCATGGTGTACTTTATGAACCAGATACCGGGCTTTATGCTAGGATCAAGAATGTCGAAAAAGATTGTTTGCCAGAAGGCGCTTTAGATGACATCGAGAAAGACATTCAAGAGATCAAAATCTGGAAGAATTCTGAAGAAAAATTATCTGCAAAAGAAGAAGCTCACGGCTCTGAAAATGATAAGATCTTGAACAATCATGAAATAATCATTAAAGATCTTCAAGAAACCATCAACAAATACAACACTGCCGGGAAATGGTTGATTGTTTCAGTCGGTGGAGGCTTATTAAGCATGATCGGTAAATTGATTTACGAATTTATTTCCGGTCATATTCAAATAACCTGAACATTTAAGATTCAACTGTTTAAAGTGATCGCATGGCGATCTATCTTAGGAATGATGTATCATCAGCGATCAATGACGTTTTGGTCGAAATGAACAGAATCGTTTCTTACGCATCTGAATCTGTTTTAAAGAGCGAAAAAGGTAAAATTTTGCTGAAGACAGACATTCAGACGTGTGTAAATTACAAATTTGATGATGATCTTAAACGATCTATTCACAAAATTTTGATAGATCATTGCTTTTACGCTGAGAGATTATCACCTGGTGGATTTCAAAAAACTTTATTAAACGTAATGTCTCTAGTGAATGGAGTCGAGAATCATTCTTCTGAAGTTCAGATTTTTCATCCTAGATTAAACGATTTAGAGGTATTGATTGAAAATTGCGTAAGAGAAAAATCAATCTCTAAATTGGTAATTGAAGCCATACGATTGGCTGGATTTGGTGGGAAAGTTTCTATTGAAAAGAGCGTAAATTCTTCAACTTCAATTGAGCTAATTGAAGGTTACGTGTTTAAACATAATCCTGTTGGGTTAAGGCCAGTTAAGTTAACAAAGCCTAAAGTTGTTTGTGTCGATGGATATATCGAATCTGTTTCTGAAGTTAACATGTTGTTTGAAGGTGCAGTAGAAACCAAACATCAACTATTATTAATTTCAAGAGGCATGCATGATGAGGTTGTTAACACGATTAAAGTTAACCGTGATAGAGGAACTATGTTCGTGTATCCTGTAATAATCAATTTTGATTTAGACGGAATCAACACCATGGCGGACATTTCAACAGTTGTTGGTACTAATCCAGTTTCATGTCATCTTGGAGACTTAATAAGTTCTATAAAAATTTCTAATGCATCTGATGTAGATGAAGCAACTGTCATTGGAAACACATTGACTTTTAAGAATTCTAGAACTAGAAATAACGTTAACATTCATGTTAGAAACTTGCTTGAAAAAGCAAAGACTTCAAACTTTGACATAGAAAGTCTTATCACGACGAGAATTAAGTCGTTGACAGGAAGCAATGTCGTCATAAGATTGCCAGATGACTCAAATTATGTTCTTAAATCTCAAGCAATTGATCATATTCTTAGATCAGTAAAGTCAATGTTAGATTATGGAATCTTAATTCAAGATGGAAAAGTTGATCTTTACGCAACTACAAATATTTCAAAAGAAATATCAACAAAGTTTTTCGAACAGATCAATCATCTTGGTGCGATAATTTGCTAAATGATTTTTTAAAATATTTTTCAAAATTTTTGATAGGAGTATTACAGATATCTTCAATAAAAACTTCTGGAATATACGAAAAATCTTCTGTATAACCAATAGATTTTTTTAAATTTAGTTTGTACTTTTTTTCTATATTTTTGATAGTGTTTTTATCAAACTGTTTTAATAAAATCTTTTTAAAAGAAATGACTTTATTTTCTTGACCAAGATCATTCAACGTTATTGAAGGATTTTCTTTAATATGTTTTTCTATTTTTGGAAACGCTAAAGATAACGTCTCTGGAATACTTTTTACGAAATTTCCAAATTCAAAAATAAGTTGATTAATTGCAAAAAGAGAATAATAAAATTCTTCATTTATTTTTTCGCTTTTGAATAACCAAAAACCTGATTTTTTGTATACATTTTCGCTGTTTGCAGCCAAATTGCTTATTTTTTCTTCAATTGGATTAAGAAAACTATTTTCTATATTTTCTAATCCATCAGGCAAAGATTTCCTTATCATTCTAATTGTAGATTGAGTTGCGGAAGCTGCTTTTAAAAAAGATTTTTCTTGTTTTGAAATTTCTTCTTTTATAATTTGAATTGCAATTTTTTTTGCTTCTTTGTCAAAAGAAAATCTTTGTTTTGTATTTACTTTTTTTATATTTTGCATAACATATATGTATGTCAAACGTCGACTTAGATAAAACTTCTTGGGAACTTATAGAAATCTTGAAAGATACAGCTAAAAAGAATTTAGCTATAGCTGTCAGTACAAAACAAATAAAAATTGAAGAGGACATTTTGCCTAAACTTTTTAGTTTATTAGATGCTTCTATGTCTGAAGGTTATAATAAGAGTTATAAACATTTTTCTTCAAAATTTGAAAAGATAAGTAAAGATTATTCTAACAATTCTTTAGAAGCAGGTGTACCATCTGCTTCTTTAAAAAAAAGAAAGTAGATTTATTTAAAAAAGTATGGCAACTTTTGGTCAAAAACACCTAATAAAATGCAGGTGTGTATTACCTCAATTCAAAAACAAACCTGATTCAAAACAACATAGATTCGTTGTTTTTTCTGAAGTTATTGAAGACGTAGCAAAACAAAAATATGCGCAATGTAATAATTGCGGTTTAATTCATAAAATAGTTGACATCTGCACTTCTGAAATATTACAAGGCAAAGAAGGAATGTCTTCTATCCTTTCGATAGAAGACATAAAGGCTGGATTAAATCCTAATCTTGTAGGGATACTTGAAAGGCACCAGTGCGACTTACCTACATGGGAACATGCACAGTATGTAGTTGACAATAAACGTTGGGGCGATATTATTATCTTGACCAACGATAATGAAGACGATGATAAAGTAATAAAGTATGTGAGAGTTTTAGGAGAAACGTTGTTTAAAGTTGATTCTCATACAAGAAAAGATGTAATAGGAGATTAATCATGCAAACTTATGGACAATTAGCTTCAGAAAAACTTGCTATAGAAAATGATGATTGTCGTAAAATCGTTAAAGAAGTTCTTAACGTTGGATTAACACAACGACAACAAATGTTTTTAATTTATCTTTTGTCTATGGAGCTTGAAAACATCGAATATGTCCAGACAATGACTAGCGTAATTAAAGAGTTAGCTGGAGACGAAATCTTTATTTCAAAAAAGGAAGACAATGGGACGATCAGTTGAACCACAAAATAGGCACGGGGCTCCAACAAGGAAAACAAATTCAGATGATCACGATACCAGCATCTTAATGCATCCAAATGAAGATTCTAGAATTGTTGTTCTTTATGGTGGCGTTAGCGAGCAATCTATTGCAGCATCAATTGTCCAACTTCTATACCTAGCGAATCAGAATCACAAACCAATTCATCTTGTTGTTTCAACTTATGGTGGATCGGTTGATGAAATGTTCTCCTTGTATGACACCATTAGATTCCTACCATGTCCAGTCCATACCATTGCTTTGGGTAAGGTCATGTCGGCCGGTGTTCTTTTGCTTGCTTCTGGTGTGAAAGGTAAGAGATTGATAGGTTCTTCTGCTCGTCTAATGATGCACCCAATTTCTGGTGGTTTCTATGGAAACGTATTCGAATCAATGAGTGAGACAAACGAGCACAAGAGACTACATGACTTGATGACTGGTGCACTTGAGAAAGAGACCAAGATGTCAAGAGACCAGATTGAATCAATCATGAAATCTGGGCATGATTATTATCTCACAGCAGAAGACGCTATCAAGCTTGGAATCGTTGATAAAATTATTGGCCGCTGATCCGGTGTAATGTCTCACCCAAGTGTTATACTTTAGGTGATATGCCTGAACATGATTATGTTCGATACTTTCCTTTTCCGAAGATCAGGAAAGAACAAGCACAAGCGATTGAATTCGCAATTGATGCTTATGAATCTGGAAAACAGTTCGTCGCTCTAGAGCTTGGAACTGGTGTTGGCAAGTCTGCTATTGGAATAACGATAGCCAGGTATCTTGAGTCACATGCTCCTCCATTGAGGAATAAGGATGGTGACTTGATGACCGGTGCATATGTTATCACAACTCAAAAGATCTTGCAGGAACAGTACCTTCGTGATTTCGGGGGAGGAAAAGACAAAACTCCCCTGTTGCGGTCAATTAAGTCCAGTTCAAATTATCAATGTTCTTTCTATTCTGATCAAAACTGTGCAGAATCTAGAAGGATTCTTAGCAAGCTAGCAAAACATTTAAACGGATCTGAATTTCAGAAGCAATGCAAAACCCAATGTCCTTATGGGTTAGAGAAGCAGGAGTTCATAGATTCGTCAGTCTCAGTAACTAATTTTTCTTATTTTCTAGCAGAGACAATGTATGCAGGGAAGCTTGAACCTAGAGCATTATTGGTAGTTGATGAGGCACACAACACTGAATCAGAGCTTGGGAAATTTATTGAAGTTACATTTTCTGAAAAGTTTGCTCGAGACGTTTTGAAATGTAAGATGCCAAAAAATTTCGATCAAGAGTCTATTCATGACTGGATCAAGAAGACCTACGCTAAGGCTGCAAGTAAATACATGAAGGAACTTGAGAAATCGCTGGCCAAGCTTAGCGGTGACATTGAAGGATATGGTTCATTCTCAAAACAGTATGAGATGCTTGACAAGCACGTCTGTAAGATTGATAGGTTCCTTGATGTTTATAAGCCTGATAACTGGATTCTAAATGTTGTGTATCCCCTCCCTGACAACAAGAAGGCCGGAAAAAAATTCGAATTTAAACCTATTGATGTTTCACCATACAGTCATGATGTTCTTTTTAAGAACGGTGGAAGGGTTTTGTTGATGTCTGCCACGATAGTCAACAAAGATATCTTTTTTGAATCTCTTGGAATTGATCAATCTGTAGCTGCTTATCTAAACATTCAATCTCCATTTCCTGTAGAAAACAGGCCGATTCATTTCATTCCAGTTGGATCTATGTCTAAGAACAACATTGACAACACTCTACCAGCCATGGCTGAGGCTGTCAGGATGCTCTTAGAAAAACATTCAAAAGACAAAGGCATAATTCACTGTTCAAATTATAAAGTGGCCAAATACATCAATGATGCGCTAGAATCGCCAAGGCTGTTGATGCATGATTCTACGAACAGAGATCAAATGTTAAAGTTTCATCTTGAGTCAAAAGATGCAACAGTTCTACTGAGTCCTTCTATGATGGAAGGTGTTGATCTATTTGATGATAACAGTAGATTTCAAATAATCTGTAAGGTTCCATTTCCTTATCTTGGCGATCTTGTTGTTAAAAAGAGAATGGAAAAGAATCGATTCTGGTATCCTTATATGACTTCCAAATCTGTCATTCAATCGTTGGGTAGATCTATTAGAAATGAAAGTGATCATGCTGAGTCTTATATCCTAGATGGTGACTGGGATCGTTTCTATAAGATGAATCGAAATATGTTTCCACCTGATTTTATTGTGACATAATTTTACTCCTAAATCGTGAGACCTATATTTTCACGAGGAGGATATAAAACATGTCTGAAAATGAAGTTTTAGCTAAGTGGGCAGATCTTAAGGCACTCGTCGAGGCACTTGAGCATGATGTTGCAAAGAATGCAAAGGGCACAGCCGCAGCTGGTGTTCGAGTTCGCAAAGGTCTTCGCGAGCTGAAGGCAAAGGCCGGAGATCTTGTCAAGCTTACAATTACATTTGATAAGACTAAGAAGAAGGACTGAAATCCTTAAAATTGGTCGTTTTTTTACGATGGGATACATATATCATGTATCCCATTTTCATATGAGGTAACAATGCCCGCACCAAGAAGAGCAATTTTAGCAAATATTCACGAACGTAAACTAGACCCAACAACTTCTCACACACAACTTGATAAAACAGGAAAGTTGGTTTCTTCAAAAGAAGTTGTTGAACACGAACTACCGAAGATAGTATTCGCCAGCAAACAAAAGGTTGTATCAGAGATTAGACAGGAGCAAGTCAAACAACATGTTGAACACGTTGAACCTGTTCAAGAATCTAAGGTTGAACAACCCGTGATGGAAGAACCATTGGTACAAGAAGTAATAAATGAAGTTGCAGAAGAGTTGAAAGTTGAAGAAGTATTAGCTTCTGAAACAGTTTCAACTGAAGAAACTGTAGTTGAAGTATCTTCAGTTGCAGAAACAACTCTTGGTTTTTCTAAGAAAAAATCAAAGAAAAAGAATTGAAATTAAATTAGAATCGAATTCTTTATTTTTTGAATGATACTCTTTTCGATCTGACAAATTCTCATTCTTGTTAATCCGTAGATTTTTCCAATTTTTTGAAGTGTATAAGGTCCGTTTTGAGAAGCGATAACAACGCAATTAAAGCTGTCGGAATTATTGATATAATGTCGGCAGCTTTTCTTTTGACAGTTAACTTTATGGGTAGAATGAGCTTCAAAACATTTGGTATTATTAATTACGGGTAATTTCATTTCGTTAGATCTTAAGGATTAGTTTATAATTTATGTAATGAAATTACCATTGTTCATATAGAAATAACAACATGACAAAGACTTATGTTCTAGACACAAACGTTTTGCTAAGTGACCCAGACTCTATCAACAGTTTTGAAGACAATAACTTGTTGATTCCAATTCTAGTTTTGGAAGAACTGGATAAACACAAGACTAGAAATGATGATGTTGGTAGAAACGCTAGACAAGTAAGCAGAGCCTTAGATGCAATGCGTGTTGATGGTAGTTTCCATGATGGAGTAAAAACTCGCGGCGGTGGAATTATTAGAATTGTTCCTTCGCCACAAGATCCTGCGACGTTATTACCAAAAGAATTATCAGTAAGTTCCAGCGTCGACAATATGATCATTGGTTTCATGCTATCATATAAAGACGAGAACCTTGTCTTGGTTTCCAAAGACATTAACATTCGAGTAAAATGTGATGCCATGGGCTTGAAATGCCAAGACTACCTCAGTATGAGGGTTTCTTCTGACATTGACGAATTGTATCGCGGGGTTAAATTAATACACACCACTGAGGATATCGTTGATTCATTTTATAGGAATGGTGAGGTCAAGACACAAAATGTTACCCAAGAGCAAGTTTTTCCAAACCAAATAGTCATCCTTAAAACCGTTGATGATCAAGGTAACACAATAAAGTCTGCGATGTCTAGGGCATATGAAGATGGTTCATTGAAATCGTTGGCAAAAATAGAAAGCGTCTTTGGTCTTCGTCCAAGGAACAAGGAACAACATTTTTCTCTCGATCTTTTGATGGATGAGAATATCAAGTTGCTATCGATGATAGGTAAAGCTGGTTGTGGAAAGACATTGTTAGCGATCGCTGCTGGATTAGAACAGTTGAACACGATTGGTGCACAATCAAAGTACCAGAAATTGATAGTGTCCCGTCCAGTTCAACCGGTAGGAAAGGACATTGGATATCTTCCAGGCACTTTGGAGGAGAAGATGGAACCATGGATAGCACCTGTCAAAGACAATCTAGATTTTCTTTTAGGTATTAATGGTAAGAAACCAGGTCGTAAATCAAAAGATAATCTAATGTCATCTGATCCTTATCTGGAACTAATGCAGCAAAGAGGATTGATAGAGATTGAGGCAATTTCATTCATCAGAGGTAGATCGATTCCAAACGCATACATCATCATTGATGAAGCTCAGAACCTTTCGATGCATGAGCTAAAGACTATCGTCACAAGAGTTGGTGAGGGAACGAAGATAGTTCTTACAGGAGACATTGAACAGATTGACAATGTTGATGTCGACGCTTACACAAATGGCCTTACTTACGCAATTGAAAAGTTTAAGGAATATCCAATTGCTGCTCACGTTACCTTGTTAAAGGGTGAAAGAAGTCCATTAGCAACACTAGCATCTAAGATTTTATAAAACTAAGGGTAGAATATTCTTAGAAATGCATAATTGGTATTGCTGCCATGAGTGGGATCCTAGATAATAGAACAAGAATAATGGACACCATCGTCACCTTAGAAGGTCGACGACAGATGGCCGAAGGAAAGCTCCGCGTAGAATATGTAAGCTTTACCGATTGTTCTACGTTTTATGATTCAGATGCAGTAAGTGGATCTGCTGATGTAACGACTAGGATTTATTTTGAACAGTGTCATCTTCCTCAAGATCAAATAACATTTGAAGCAGACGATTCTGGTAAGTTAAAACCTTTTAAAAACGTTCAAGGAATCACCGCGGCTCCTTCTGGGAAAATATACGAAAATTACACTTCTTCGATAAAATTTGATTATTTAAGCGGATCTCAATTTGCTTCTTCAGCAGGATCTTTATTAGCTTCTTCTATTAGTAATTTTAAAAATCTCCAAGTCTTAGGAAGCAAAGATTATATCTTTGAAGATGATGGATTCGAAATTGGCCCATCTACAATTAGTTTTGGATTGGGACATGAGTCTCCTGTTTCTTCGAATAAAGAAAATAGAAGTTTGGAAGAGTTACCTTCTTTATTTAACGATAAAAATTTAAGTAGAGTAAAAAACTTTAAGTACTTGCCACCAATTAATAAAATTGATGACAAAACGGTTGATCGATCAAGTCCTAACGTTATATTGCAAAACAAAATAGGAGATTATGAAAATCTTAATAAAGAAGATGAGTATACTCCTGCTAATTTGGAAAAAGACTTATTAAGTCTTCAGTATGACGGATTTAGAAAATTAGTTAAATTTGAACCGACTTCTTTATCAAACAATATTGTTGCTCAAATTTTTGAAATTAACGGTACGGAAATAAAAAAATTAGATGTTATTGATTATGGAAGTTATCAATATCAAGGTTCTTCTAAACATGCATACTTTGTGGGTAAAGTTTTAGTTGACAGTAACGGAAGTCAAACATTCGTCAAAATGTTCACTTTAGTATTTGAATAAGAGGTAGAAGTGTACATTAAAAGTTCAACAAGACTTAATAGCTTATTAAATGTTGATGATAATTTTGCAACGTTAATTGAAGTTAAATCCGTTAATCAACAACAAGCAGCGAAGTTTGAGTTTTCTTTTAAAATTTCTCAAATAGAAGCTCTGAAGGAAAATGCTTTTTCTGTTTTAATAACAGTTAAAAAACCTTCTACTTTAGTTGAACCGAAAATCGTACCTCAAGATCGTTTAGGAACCAGCACGGTATCAGCCGGTTCTATCGTCGAAAATATTTTGAGTCATAAAATAAAGCTATCAAACATCAATAAAAAAAATCAAAATGATGTTGTTGCTACAAAAGTAGCTGATATAACCTCAAAGATTAATAATCATATCATTAACATCGTTAAAAATGGTGAAGATGTATCTAACAAGGGTCTAGAAAAAACAAAGATAATTGTTAGTAGTAAACAATCAAACGAATTAACTGGCAATTTTTTAAAGCCTTTAAAGACCACACAAATAGAAAATCCCGCGTCAATAGAAGATAGATCAACAAGACTAAAATTGTTGAAACAATACTCCATATCTCCAGCAAATGTTTCTTTGTTATCTAGTAAGACAGTAACTGCATTTTCTAGCTTGACTGGAATCTATAGAAAAGACGATAGAATAAATAAAAATTTATTTTTAGACCAACTTTCAAATCATTATACTTCTTATGCATCACAAGATGATAGAAATATTCAATATGAAACCAGGATAGGTCAAGTTTTTGATGAAATAGTAACGATTAATACACCGATAATGATATATGATTTTTTGAATATCGCAACTTCGTTAAATGTTAGTTTTGAACTTTTAAAAACGACATTTACTCAAAACGGTATCAGAAAAACTATTGTTTTAGACAAAGTAGATAAGACGATAAACTTAAGTCGTTATGTAGGTCAACTTTCTGATTCTTCTCCACCATCTGTAGGATTGTCTTTTAATGATCGAGAAACATCATTGTATGTTAAACAGTCTAAAGACAAAAAGAACTTTGATGGTTCTAATAAAACTTTAAGAATTTATAGAAAAGTTATCGATGAAGATTTAAAATCTACATATGAAAGACTAAATGTTTCTAACGTAGATAATACTTCATTTCAAGAATTTCAAAAATACACTTATGCTCATAGATCAGGAGAAAATTCAATCTATAGAATTTCTTTTGAAAATTCTTCTGAATTTGAGGATGTAGTTTTTAAAAGTCCTGGTAAAAAATTATCATCAAAATTGATCGTTATACCCAGATTAATTCAAACAGGCATTCGCGTTTCAATTATAAACAATTCATTACCAGAAGTAATTGCAGCAAAATTGTTGTATAGAGATGCGACAATTAAAAATAAAAACTTTTCTTTTTCAAATCAAATTGCAACGTTTAATTCCAACAATTCAAACAACGCTATTACGATTAATAACTTAACTCCTTATCACGTATATGAAATTACGACAAAGTTAATTTTTAAAAATGGTGTTGAAGTAATGTCAAATTACTCTTCATTTTTAGAATATGTTCCTTATTCTGGAGATATTAATTCAGAAATTTCCCAACTAACCGTTGATAAAGATGTTCAATTTAATATCAACGCTTCTCTATTACCTGATCAAATAGGAATGATTAATAGCTTATTGTCTCAAACAAACGCTTCTTATGAAGTAGCAGCGCTACGAGATCGCCCTGCTGAATTTGATAAATTTATTGCATTTAGCATTATCAGATACAATTTAGATAGAGGCCATGTCGACAATCTAGGAATCATAGCAAACGGTGAAACGTTTGTTGATTCTTCACGATCTTTGCAAGTTTCTGCTCAGCAGTTAATTCAAGGTGATCGATACAAATATGTGATTTATCCATTGGTAAGAAATCCTTATGATGTTATTAACGAAAATGTAGAATTAAGAGATCAAGAAACTAGGAAAATGTATAAGATTAATCCTAGAAAACATCATCACCCATTAACTTTAATTAAAGGATCAGTTATAACTAAACGTTTCTTAGATAAGAACCCGAAGGATGATATGTTGTATGGGTCTATAGGGACGTCTATTGAAGTTGATATAATAACACCTAAAAATTTACCAAAAATACAAAACTTTATTGTTAGCTTTTTGGATAAGAAAAGATTGATTTTGAGCTGGAGCTTGTCAGGTGAAACTACACTAGTAGATCATTTTATATTAATGAAAGAAATTAATGGAGTTAAGAGCATTATTGGAAAATCTCATTGTTTTGATGACAATTTAGATTTTATCCATGAACTTACAAATCATGATCTTGGAAACGTAAGATTTGTATTAAATCCGATATATCAAGATTATTCTTCAGGGGCTTCTGAAGCTTCTAATTACATTTTAATAAATAATTTAGATTAATTTATGTTAAAAGCACCAAAAATTAGTAATCGTGCACCATTAAAAACTGGTGGATTAACTTCACAAACAAAACTTGCCGTTGATAAAAAACCGTTGTTTACTGCAGCTGGTACGTCTGCTCCTATTAGTCAAATAGCTACGACCCAACGTGCAACAGATATTTTGAATGTTGGTGTAACTCAAACAGTTACAATTCAATCTGATGAAAAAAAATCCTCAGGAGGTACACCTACAATAACAGAAAGCACGAAGGGCGCCTTAGCAAAATTTGATAATTTGGTAGGAAGTTCTAAAAACCAACAAACGCCAAAATTTCCTCCGCCCAAACAAGATTCTTCAGTCCAGATAAAAGCAGATGTCTACAATGCCGATCCGCAATACTTTGATGTTAAATTAAGACCAGAAATCTTGTTGTTGTCCCAATTCAAACCGCTATATAACTCAAGTCAAGATGATCTTACAGAAGAAGGACAGCTATTTGAGCTTCAAGTTTCTAGTTTAAGAAATACTGAGTCAGATGCAAGCAAATTATTAAAACAAACGATTGGTGAAAGTGGAATTAAAGAAAGCAACGACAAATTTAAATCTCAAATAACTGTTTTAAGGGATAATCTACAAAATTTAGATTATTTTATTAAAAAGATAGGAACATATAAATCGTCCCTTAATATCGCAACTGACGGCAGATATAAATTTACTCCTGGAAAATTTGTTGAAACAAATCTTTTAAATTCTAAAGATGTTATAAACGGGTTTTATACCATCTCCAATGGTTCAAATGTTTCCTATGATTTAGGAAGAGCGTTAATTGAAGCAAGAAATGTAGATACTAAAGAAGAGCTTGATGCAATCAGACTTTTTTCTTCTTCAAAACTTTTTTTAATTTGTATTAATGAACTAAATAAGATGATTAAAACTCATTCTTATGGAATCTTTAAAAAGAAAATAAAAAATTCCCTTGTTTCTAAAAAGCCAGATGAAGAAAAATACAACTTAATATCTTTACAACAGGATCAAAGAATTAGTGTTTTAGATTTAACTTCTGGAATAACAAAATTTTCAGATCTTAGCTCGACAGGAGACGAAAGGTTTCAAACGATAGAAAATAAATTAAAATCTTCTATTTCTGAATATATCCCATTTATATTTCATTTATGTTTTAAAGATTTAATACAAAAAACTAGATTTGAACTATCTGGAAAAGATAATTCGATTGAAAATAGAACCGATGTTTTAGATTCTTTTATAGGTTATTACCCATCAGCAGCAAAGCAAGTTTATGATGCAGCTCAATCGAAAGAAAATGTTTTTACTGGTGATAAGCTTTCTGATTTGGCATTTTTTGGAAATTTAAATGATCAGCAAAAAAAAGTTTTGGTATTAGAAGATGGTTCTTCAAACAACTTTCCTACTTCTATTTCATCTGGAGAAGATTATCTTTTTTCTTCAGGAAATGCAGAGAATTTTTTTACATCGACTTACAATATTAATAGAATAAGAGATTTTAAAAATTTCTTAGATAAAGTATCAAATCAAGCGTTTGAAAACTTAGTAGATTTAGGAATTATACCCATCGATGATTCTACTGCGTTATCGACAGGAAAAGGGTTTACTTCGCTGAGTTCAATTAATGTATTTTATCAATTGTTCAATATTTTGGTTTTGGAACAAACATTATCTAATGGGGAAAAAAATCTAAAACCTAATCTTATATCTACGCCAGAAGTTGAAAAAGGACTGCTATTTGAGCCCTTTAAGGGTTTCGTAAAAGGAACAGGAGAAATAGGCATCGGCGCAACAAAGTTTACAGATAATGATTTAATATCTTTATTCACATACTATAATAATTTAAAACCGTTGTCAACTTATGGTATGCGTAATGCATTTTATAGTTACATTTATCATAGAGCCGTCGGCGGAGACGCATCAGAACCAAATTTCGTAAAAGACGTTTCAAAAAAAATAATCAATATTTTATTTAATGACGTTTTAGAATCTAAGTTAGTATCAGCTGAAGACAAGGCACCAAACCCAACTTCAATTATAAAAAAAATAGGTGGTGTTCGTGCAGATTGGGAACTTTTAGTTTCAAATGCGTTGATAGGAAGCGTTTTTATTGATAAAATTGTTTCGTTTTTTAAACAATTTTTATCATTGGAAGATTTATTACCCACATTTTTTCGTGTTATTCAAGACATGACAGCTAGAACAACGCCCGTTTTTGTTAAAGCGCTTGATCTAAGCGGGATCTATCCAAACCTTGTTTTAACAGTATATACACATTATGATAAAAGAGGTGATAAGAAAATTTCTGAAGATTTATATGCGTTTCGAAATAAAACATCATCTACAATTTCGAATGAAATGATAAAAATGTTAAATTTAACATTTTCTATACTTAGTACGATACAAACGCTAAATAAAAACATTACTTCAACATTGAATGAACTTGAAACTTTCGATCAAACAATACCAAATTATCTTCTTCGTTATCTTAATAATGATGAAAAGAAACTTTCAACTCTTTTTAAAGAACCTCAACTGATGCTATTATTGTCCACCGTAGAGGATGTATATCAATCTTATACCGGCTTTTCTACCGAAAAAGCAGATAAATCTCAATTGTTTATTAAGAAAGAAGAAACATTACCTCACTCTACAAAAATTGTAGAACTTCTTAGAAACTATTTTAGTAACGCACAGTTCCGTTTCAATCAAGGGTATAATAAACAAATCATTTCAGTAGGCCTACCTCAAGGTTTATTAAAAAACTTAAATGAAGTTTTAAAGAGTAAGAAATCTAAAAATGCAAAACATGATGATATCTTTTCGATTCTTGTATATAAAATGGATCTTTTAAATCCTTTTATAATTTACAAACCTAAAAAATTTCTTTTTGAAGCTTCTAGATTTATAGATAGAGTATATTCTGACATAGCAAATGTCGATAAGAATGTAGCGATTTATAAGACAATTCCTACAAGAAATTATTCATTATATGCTGATCCAAATTTAATAAAGGAAGGAAACCCATATCTTGGAACTGACTTATCTAACGCTTTTGGAGATGAATACGACTTTTTAAGCACGGAAGAAAAACAACAAATATTAGCAAATCATTCAAGAAGCTTTTTACTAGAAAATTACTTACGTTTAATTTCTGGATTAAATTTGAACGAATTAACATTTAACGACATACCAGCAAAAGAAGCAAAAGAATTATCATTATCTTTTGGTTCTAACAATCCTTATCTTATAGACATTCTTGGCCAAGGTATTTCTGATTTTAATAGAATTGCAACCTCAAAAAATTATGGTCTAAATAAGGCGGCTACTATAGCAATACCAGATCCAGATCCTTATATCTCTAAACTTCTTCAACCAAAAAGATTTGATAGGGTTTTTAATATAATTTTTGATCCTGAATTTGTAGTAGATTACGATGCAATGAAATCTAATATATCTACAGAAAAAAATGATTTGTCAACAAGCACATTTAACATGTTGCTTGATAACAAAAAATTCAAGTATTATTCTAATTCTAAAGATCCTTATGTCGATGTTGATAAAGGGCCTAACGATATAGCGATGAATACGTATTTTGTTTCTATCGAAACGCACGCAACTGTGAGCAAATGATATGTCAGAAATTTCAATACCAACATATCCGTCATTACCAGTTTATTCTGTGGATGTACCTGAAGTTAAAAATTTTACTTCACAATTTGTCTATAACTTTCATGTAACAGATGAAGCAATAAATGATAGCGGGGTTTTATCTGATGAAACAATAGACTTGATGAACATAACTGGGGTTATCTTAGAAAAATCGCAAACTGGAAAATTAGAAAATAACGCGGATTTAAGAAAAATTCCACGATACATAAAATTATCATTTACGCCACCGTTTAAAGAAGGAATGAAGTACGGCGATGTTGATGATAGTCAAATTAGTGGATTTTTATCTAAAATTGTGAGCGAAGAAGATTTTTCTACAAGCTATTACACTTCAATTAACACAAACAATAAAAATATCGCAGAGCAAACAATCAGCAATTTTGACCAAGATTATTCTACAGTAGTTGAAAAGTTACAAACAAACTTCGATGATAATGATAAAAAAGTTTTAAACTCAATCATTGCTGCATCATCTTTTCAAGTTCAAAAAAGTGGTGCAGCTTTTACTACAAGCTTAGCTTCTAGTTTTGAAAATATTAAAAAAGCAAAATTCGTTGGACAGATAAACAACAACGTAATCTATGATCTTTTTCTTTATTCATCTGGTTCTTATGGACCGAATCATGAGACATATGCAAATAATCTTGAATTTGCAAAATCCAAGATAACGGCAAATCCAAAATTTGCAATAAGTGATGATAATTTTAAACCAAGCATAACTAAATACCAAGATGGAATAGAGACGATATCCGGGGCGACCAAGCAAGAGGATATTAGATCTTCTCTTATGGGATATTTGATAGAAAAAACTGAGTTATTTTCAGATGGAAAAATAAAGGTTCATGATCCTATTGTCATAAAAAACGGAAATGTTAATTCTTATATTGATTTAAAGGTAAGATATGGTGCAATATATTCATATAAAATTAAATCATTATTTGAGATAAATTACCCAGCTATTGATAACGATTCTTTAAAATTTACGTTTCCTTCTTCAATAATATCTTCAAAATCTGATTCAACATATGTTGAAGCGACGGAAAGTGTAGCGCCTCCTCCTCCCGTAGAATTAAGATTTGTTTGGGATTACGATAGATTTAATCCTACGACATCAAAAATAGATCCAGCGACGGGTTCTCCATATCCAGGGACGGGAGCCAGGGGTTCGTTAATGTTGTATTGGTCATTCCCAATTAACCCTCAACTCGATATTAAAAAATTTCAAGTCTTTAGAAGAAAAAGCATAGATGATCCGTTTGAATTGTTAAAGATGGTAGATTTTGATAATTCAACAATTCAATTCCCTGGATTGGAAGAGTCTATTAACCCAAAGGTTGTGCAACGATCGGTAATAGACAGATTAAATAAACCGTCCATACCAGTTCCTGTTTTGCGTTATTATGATGATGAATTTTTAAAAAATTCCAATTATATCTACACTGTAGCGTGTATAGACGCTCATGGGTGGTCATCAAACTATTCAGAGCAAATTAGAGTTACTTTCAATGCATATGAAAATAAATTAATAACTGAATTGATCTCTATAGCCAATGCTCCAAAGCAGTATCCTAACATGTATCTTCAAGAAGATTTATTTCTTGACACAATAAAGATAGGAAATAAAAAGAATCTTTATGTTTATCTAACTCCAGATTGTTATTCGGTACTAGCAAACAATAATTCAACAATTGATGTATTAAATTTTTCTAAAAATGGAGCTGAATATACAATAAATTTTATTAACACAGATAAAGGTGCCGGCGCAAAGCTTGAAATTAATATAGACGACTTAAGGTAATAAATTGTTTAATCGTCTAAAAGGATTAAAAAGTTTACTTCAATGATAGTTACATGTAAGATTTTTTGTGAGGAAATATGGGGTTTCTTGATCATAGTACAAACAACATTATTTTAGATGCGGTGTTAACAGATACAGGCCGCCAGTTCTTGTCAAGAAACGATGGGTCTTTTAGCCTGTTTAAATTTGCTCTTGGCGACGATGAAGTCAATTATTCTATTATTTCAAAATATGGTAGAAGCGTTGGAAGAGAAAAAGTAGAGAAAAACACTCCAGTTTTTGAGGCCTTGACGAATCAATCACAGGCTCAAAAATTTAAATTAGTTAGCGTTTCTAATCCCAATTTGGTTAGATTGCCTCAGTTTACTTTTTCTGGAGGTTCTGCGGTTTCTGGAGATACCGTAACGCTATATACCACAGGCGGGACAAGAGGTTTAAAAACGACAGAAGCTCTAACAATTTCTCAAACGTTGCTAAATGAAACATTTATTGATGTCGAGCTTAGAGATCAAACTTTCTTAATTGACGTACCAAATTTATTTCTAAACATCAATGATGGTAGGATAAGCCCAAACAATGTTGACAATCAACAAAGAGCTAATTACGTTTTAACTAGTACAGCAACGTCTGCAACTTCAGGCGGCTCTGAACTATCTTTTAGCGTCGGCGTAAAATCATTAACTCAAACGATGTTCGACGTTTATGGAACTGGAACATCAAAAGATACAATCAAGACATACGTAAGAGTAACCGGAATGCAATCTGGTACTGTCAAAGATTTCGCTGTTAACATCAAACAAACAACGTAAAATAAGACAATGGCAACCTATAAAAATCTAGAACCTTCGGACATTAAGACGGCTAAATCGTTTTTGAGCCAGCTGATTGACATTATTCAAGAAGACATTAGCGGATCTACTTCTAGAAGAAAATATCAAGTATTCGTAACTGGAGGTATAGGCCCAGGCATTACTTCTTCGTTATTTCAAACTGTTTATGATCAAGACTTTTCATTACAAACTTCTAACCAAGTTTTTGATTGTACGATTGGATTGTTTCCTAATTCAGACATAGTCTCTTCATCATTAGCAGGAGTTGATTCGGTTGGCAAGGAATTGTTTCCATCATCATCTATCATGATGAGAGAAAAGATGGACAACTACAGACAATTTTCACAACTTTTGTTAGGAGATGCAGATTCTCAGTTCGTCGCACCGTATGGATCAGCTGCAGCAAATGATAAGATAGATGCAGCATTTTTCGTTGCATTTAAACGATTGTTTTCAAGAGACCAAATTAAGCGCGAATCTTTTGCAATGAGATTTTATCAATCAGCGTCTCTTACAGCGGACAGCGGTGGGCCAAACATCGCAAATCTTTACAAGACATCTGAACTTGGTGTTTCCGTCTATACGGATATCGGTTCATCTAATGAAAAGTTTACTGAGTTTGGTGGACAATTTGGAAACGTCGTCGATGCAGCAGACACAAGTAGAACAGTAGGATTGATGTTCTATGATAGAGGCATTGCAATATTAGATCTCGAAAAGATAACTTCTGCAAGTCAGTTCGTTACAGGCACGATCGATGCAATGACTCCAACTGGATTTACCGTTCTCGGTGCTCAAGGAACTGAAACAGCAGGCCGTTCAAAATTTATACCCGATTTCATAGTTTCAGCGTCTATAGATAATGTCGTAGATCATATATGCGCAACTAGATTTAGTTCTGGTTCTCAAACTGCAATAACATTTCAGAATACTACGAATATAAACAGCACATTGATCTTCTGTAGGGCCGCAGCAGATGAATTCAATTATTCGTCTAATCCAACATTCACTGACTCAAACAATAGAATTGTTGTGATAGATCCTGGTGAGGAAGACACACAACAGACGTTTACTTTTGTAACATCAGTTGGATTATACGACGCTAATGATAATCTTCTTGCTGTTGCTAAATTAAGTCGACCAGTAGAAAAGAGTCCGGAGAGGGATTTGACATTCAGGGTTCGATTAGACTTTGCGAAAAAGAAATCAAGAAGTTACACAAAGTAATATCACGTTATAGTTATAGTTTGATGAAACAATCAAGCTATAATTGCAAGAATTGCAAAATTGATTTTCTTTCAGTAAAGAAAAAAACTTTTTGTTGTAAGGAATGTTATTTCTTGTCTAGAAAGAAGTTAATAACAAATATCTGCGTTGTTTGTAACAAACAGTTTGTTGTTCCTTATAGATTTAGAGAAAAAAAGACGTGCAACCAAGATTGCATGAAAATTTCAATTTCAAAATCTTTAACGAGCAGCATTACAAAGCAATGCCTAAATTGCAGTAAAGCTTTTGAAGCAACTAAGTCTTATGAAAAAAAAGCGAAGTACTGCTCTTCTGATTGCTTTTATCATCATAAATACGAAAGAGATTCTAAGATAATATCAAAAATCTGCGAAGGTTGTGGAAAAGAATTTCAAAAAGATTTTATAAAAAGGCACGTTAGATTCTGCTCAAAAAACTGTGCTTTTTCAGG